ACAAAGTCCTTCCCCATATATCCAAATAATTTCTGCATCTCATGGACAATCTCATTGCCAGAGACTTTCTTATTATTAAAAACCTGCTCTGTAATAGCCATATCTTTCTTGGCAAACCCAGGCACGCTCCCCTTTGGCACCGCCGCTGTTGTTTCTACTCCTACAAATTTATTCCATCTTGCTCGTTCCGACTTATAGAGTGCCTGTGAGGTCTTTGCGACCTTTTCAGCTTTCTCTGACAAAGTTTTTAATCTGGCTGCAAGGGATTCTAGTGCGTCTTTACGTATCCTCGTTGGGTATGAAACAGCCTCCTGATAAATGCTGGTAATCATGCGAACAGTAGTTTCGTCATCGGCGCGGGTTTCTTTTAACGCCTTTCTAATCTGGGTTTTAGTTATATTGCTATTGGGCTTGACACCTCTCCGAACATTAGCAAGAGCAGTGGCAAACCGTTTTGGTGTGATTCCCAGATTAGCCTTAAACTCATCTGCCATTCTTTGAAGAACCTTTGTCATATCCTCGGGTTTAATAGTGAGGATATTCTCTAAAGCCTCTGCTTCCTTTGGATGAAGCGCAGAAAATGCCCTCATTTGTTTCGGCGTTATCTGCTGGATAGCATCTCCCCTGACTGCTCTTTCTACTATCCGTAAAAGGTCGCGCACATTATAGGCATCATCCCGGGCTTGTTTTACGCCTGCTTCCATAATGTCATCAGAATTTGTAGCCATCTTAGATAAAAGCTCACCTATACGCTGACGGACAACCATCTGGTAGGATAGGCGCACTTGGGCTCGTAGTGCATGAACTAAGTTATGGTCAAATTTATCCCCATGTTTGAGCGCATCAAGAACCGTGAGAAAATCCCTTTTCTTTCTCAAGGACTGCGCCCGTACTGTCGCCCCAGACATATTCCCAATGCGTGCAATTAACTCAGATATTTCTTTTGTCGACTCTATACGCCCGCTAGCTACGGCATCCGTAAATCGTAGAAGGTACTCATAGGGAGATTCTGCACTGCGTTTCTTCCATCGGGTAAGGATACCCATCTGCGTTAGCGTATTCCTAACTTGTGGAACGAGATCATCCAGATCCTCACGGCGTTTCTCTGTCAAATAGCGATGCAGGTATTGGTAATCACCCTCCCCAGGCTTCTTTTTTATAACGATACCTTCATGCTTTAACATTGCCACTGTGTCCTTTGACACTCTGCGTACCTCATTGATATAGGCGGCAACATCATCGGGCATCTGATACCTTTCAGGCCAAGACGCAAGATCATAGGTGGTTATTTTCGTTGGGGTTCTGCGCTTTTGCCCTGGAAGGGCGCGAAGCTGCTTAATATCGGTCCGTGTAATAAGTCCGGTATCCGGATTTACGGGAAGTACATCCTCTACAAACCCTACACGATTTAAGCTAATCTTTCCGCCGACAATAGTTGCCCCCTTTGTTCGCAATAATTCGGCGGTATCCGTTGCGATTTTAACTCCTCCCTCTACCGCATCGTCGAACTGGCCTGTAAGAATCCGTGCCTGTTCAAGGATGTTATCTCCTGCCGAACTTAATGTCTTGACTCCTGTTATCCTTCGTACTCCACCCAGAATCTGTTTCATACCAGGTGCATTGCTTAACGCAGTCACGGCTCTGGTTACCGTACCGGGATCTACGATTGTACCGGCCGCTATCAGCTCATCAACCTCCGGAAGTATCCCTACCCTGCCAACCATCTGTGCAGCACTCTTGGCCGCGTTTACCTCTTGCATTGTCCTTGGCAATCCCTTGCCAAGATTTTTTGTTTCCTCCAAGGGGATTTGCTTGAGAAAGATAACGCTGTGTTCCCCTCTCTCCCCCCTCATAGTGATAACTCTATCGGTAGGGGTATCCGTCTGTCTGACCCCCCAGAAATCTAAACGATCTTGGGTTACCTTCTCCAGATCTTTTCTCTTGGCTGTGACCTGCCTCTGCTGCTGGGCCGCAGCCCTCTTTGCTGCTTTATCGCTCGTATCAATAACATCATCGGTACTTCGTCCAAAAACTTGGTTCACAAGCCTAGTAGTCTTCTTATTAAGACGAATAAAACTATTCTTCCCTTTACCGATTACTCGCAATACAGGTCGGAACGTGGTCTTAAATCCCGTTCCAATTGCTTTGCCAACCGGGCCTGCCATCATAAGCATACCAAGCTCTTCAGCAAGCTCTGTCCTACCGCTTGGATAAACCGCCCTAGCTATAGATTCTCCAACCTTGGCACTGGTGGTTTGTGCTTGGGGGGTTGCCTCTAGCCCATGTAAGGGGCTTGCTAATATCTCTTTTATTTCCTCATCAGAAAAATCTCGTGTAGCATCCCACATCTTTTTCCCTATCCAATGAGAAATCGCTGTACCAAGATCGTTTCCCTTCGCACCTGCCGCAGATTCCATAGCATCATTCTGAAACCCGAATCCTACTCCTCCCAAGAACGAGTCTGGGCCAGGACGTTCCCACCACCTTCCATAACGTGCACCCACTACGGATGGAGGGGCGGGGGCTGACGGACGTAGAATAGTGGCCTCGGTTAGCTCCTCTCCGCTCTCAGCTCCTCCAGACAGCCATTGGGCTACCTCGGGTGCAGGATTGAGAATACGCTGTTTCTTCTCACGGCTTGAAACAAAATTAGGAACACGCTTTGGGGTTAGCGACCGTCTGGCACGCACACGTGGGTCAGGACGACCACGATAGCGCTCTAACAGGGCCATTCGTTCTTCAGGAGATAGTCGAGGGTCGGTTTCTTGGTCGGCGGGTTTCTGAAGATTCTGGAGAATCTCACTTAACTGCGACCTTGAGAGTGTTTTCCCCTGTCCTAGATCGCCAATAACTTTATCGACTATGCTTCTATTATTATTCGTCATGCCCCAAGCCTCCCACCAAGCGTCCTTGTAGCGGCGTCAGCTTCGGCCCTACGCTGCGCTGCTGCCGCTGCCTGCTGCTGACGTTGACGCTCTTTTTCCTGTGCCTCCAACCACGCTGAACTCGCACCACCAACCGCCATCGGTTCTTCAGAACTCGGTAATTGGGTAATATCAATAGGGAACCCTTCCTCACGGATCTGTTCTTCCTTTTCTCGCTGTTCTAGTTGCTTCTGTGCCAGCAACCCCTGTTCTGATACCAAATCCAAAGCCTTCATTGCCTCATCGAGTTCTGGATTACCACCCTCGTACTCATCAATATTGATATTCATCTTTGTAGCAATATCTCGTACTGCGGCGTCTGCTGATCGGAAGGCGTCCACATTTGACTGAACATCCTCAAGAGATTTTCCTACCTGCTCCTCCCGCTGCTTCATTATGGCTCCCATTGCCCCCTCCTGAACTGATGCCATGACTACTGCCGCTTCATTAATAGGAGCATCAGTAAATGCTGGCTTGCCATCGGCGTCCAGCACTTGGTTCCCCTCAGCATCAAGCACTGGCTTACCCTGAAGGAGTCTTTGTGATAGTCCCTCATCGGTAACGAACTGTCGGAGAGCATCCTGCTTCTCCTGTCCATCGGGCATATCAAGAATGACCTGGACGGCATTATATCGTCGGAGGTTCTCTGTCTCTGCGGTAATCTGAGGAGGCTCCTCGGGGATAACAGCGTCTTCAGATGGAGCATCTTCGGTGATAATATCCGGCTCGCCAATCTCGTCCGTTGCCAGCTTGAACGCTTCTTCATACGTAATGGGATCATCAAGCTCTATCTGTTCATCCATTATCTTCTGAGCTAAATCTTTCCTGCGTGTATCCAGGGTATTCTGCGCGGTCCGCATATCAGGGTCTACAGCACCAACCGGTCGTTGTGGCTCATCTGGTTTATCCCCAATAAGCACTGTCCCTGGAGGCATTTGTCCGAACCGGAGCTGCTGCCTTCTGTCTATCTCCTCTGGACTTGGCATATTCTTAAAGGCATCGTCGGTCATAGACATAACATCAATATCCGATCTAGGAGTGCCCTGCGCTGCAGCAGCGCTTATACCGTCAAGCACCCTTTTGTAAACCACTCGTGCGATATACTGCTCATCAGTTGAAGCAGGTCCGCTTAAATCGCCAAGGACAATACCAAGGTTTCGCAATGCGGAATTATTAAACATATCCAGTAAGCGTTCCTGTGTTAGCGGAACCCTTGCTGGTGTCATAAGATCGCTGACAAGGTTTTGCGCTGTCGCATTTACTATGGCATCAATTTCTGCATCGGGAAGCTCTTCTCCAGGATTCTTTACGTTATATATTCCCTGAGCACGACTTAATGCTTTTGTGAGCTTCCCCTCGTAGTCAGTTAGTATTGATTGCTGATCCGGCGTCATATCCGCAGGATAGAGCTCAGCCTCACTCAAAATACCAGAGAGACGATTAGCGGCTGTTGCCTCATGCGGTTTAATCAATCGGCCTTCCTTAATAATCTGCTCAGTAAGACCCCCGACCAGAAAATCAGAAAAGAATCTATTATCATCGTTCTGTCCGCCAGTGGCTACTACGTTTCGTCGCCATGCCGCCGTCGCATCCGAGAGTTTCCAGTCCTCAATAATGGCTTGGTCAATGCCAAGGGTTTTCGATGCGGTCAGCTTCCAGTTCTCCCACGCCTGTTTCTCGTTTCCTCTTATCCTTACATCGGAAATGACATCATCAACAACAGCCTGTATCGCCCACTCATCGCGTTTTTGTTCTGTAGCGTTCGGACCTATTAGGCTATTAGCAAACACATCAAACGCCACTGGGTCTTGGTCATCTTCTAACCCGTCTCTATAATCTCCATATGCGTCTACCATTGAATTGTATATATCGTTTATATCACTCGTTGTAATTTTATATGGGGTAAACACTGGCCGGCTCTGGCTAAGGGCTACCACATCCTCTACTGATAAATCAGGGTGTAGTGCAAGCAGGGCATCCACTGTCGGCACACCCATTTGGAGTCCTTCTCCATATTGAATTACCGATCCCTGCTCTATCCAATCAAATATACTCTCCCATATAGAGGCTTGTTCATCCTCCTCATAAAACCCAGACAGGTCATCTAAGGAAGTTGGGTCTGGATATGCTGTACTGCCAAGAAACTCCGTTGTACTGAGAAACGGATTAACTGCGATAACATTCTCCGATGTTCTATACGGCATTAGGCACCTCCCAAGTTACGCACTGCCTGCTCCAGTGCTCCGCCTCCCGCTGGGGCAGCAACCCCACCAGGTGGTGGTGCCATATTCTCAGGTGAAAGCTCGGGTCTGCCGCCACCGGCGTTGGATAAGTTTCCTCCCGCCTCTGGTGGGCCTTGTCCGGGTTGACCGGGAATGCCTTGTCCCTGTTTCGGCATAAGGCTTGCCATGATCTGTTGAGCACCAATGGCATAGACGGTTGCCCTCTGCATATCGCCTTCTGTCTCGGCAGCACGGGCAAGATCAAAGAGCCTGTTCGCCACTTCCATGTTGACGCGCATTGGGTTCTGTTCAATGCTGTCTGCGGCAAGCTGCTCTTCCTCAAGTTTCATGTCCTCGACCTTCATGACCCGCTCACGGAGCCACGGGAGCGACATCTTCGCCGCAGGGTTCAAGGCACGGAAGATGTTGGCCCTCATCATATCGTCCTCGGGCAGGGCGAGTTCCAGTTCCGACTCAAAGAAGGTACTGCTAGGCATATCGTCAGGAGTGAACTCCTCATCAAAGAAGCCAAGCCTGACGTCACGACCCTGAACGCGGATATTCCCGCGGTCGCTCTCCTCAAAGCGTCTCTGGTACTCGTTCAGCCAGAGACGACCTGTCTCGGCATAGAGGAACTCCGCACCTCTCTTGTAGGGTTCAATCTGGGTACGACTACTTTCCTGTACATTCTTTAGCGCCACTCCGCTCAACGACCTGTCGGCGCCACCGAATGCCTCATCGAAGAAGCTCAGTCGGGAGAGGCGCTGCTTCATATAGTCCATCAGGACCGTTATAGGACTCATCATCGGTTGCCTCGCAAGAGGGCGGTAGATTGATGTATCACTATCAAGCTGCTTGGGTTTACCCCGTTCTTCCTCCGTATAGGAGTCCTGCGCTCCCGGGGAACTTATGGCGATGGAGGCTGTATCGATCATGGCCTCCTGCAAGTCCTGCCAGAAGGTGGACATGAGTTCGTTGAGCGCCTTCCACTCGGTGACCATTGGTCCTACCATGCCTCCCGCAGTCTTCGCGAACCGGCGGGTAAGGTTCGTCTCGTAGGAACCGGCTATGGGCGTGTCATCCGCACGGAGGACGATGAAAGGAAGACGCGTGAACCCGTTGATCTTCCCCAGGGAGTTCGGCGAGAAGTTGGAGAAGTCCCGAATCTTCCTCCATCCCCCTGTAAACCGTGGGGTAGCGTCCCCTATGGTGTAGAACACGCTGTTCAGGACATCGGGCTGGCCCGGGTCTTGCCTGTTGTACCGCTCCTCCCATGTGTCGAGGATGACCACGTTGGTATCATCAGGGATATCCTCGTCGATGGTGAAGTCGTTGGTTGCTGCCATAGCCTTGAGGCGTCTGCCGGAGACGTTATACATATACAACAGGTCAGAGAGTTCCTTATACGGGCCGTTCCAGAAGGGGTAGGTTGCTGTGGGGTCAAGAAGGTCAGCAATAGGATGGGGCGTACCATCAGGGCCTGGGACGAGGGCGGTATACTGGACTGACCAACCGGTCAGTATCTGCCATGCAGCCAGTTCATGCTGCTGCCACGAACGTCCCTGCCGGAGATAGCCATGATCGCCAAAGTCCACCTGTCTCCACCATCCCTTGACGGCACGTTCTGCCTTATCGCGCTTCACCTGCTCCGTCGTGTCATAGATACTCTTCGGAAGGGCATCGTGATGGAACTGTTTTGCCAGGAGATGGATGGCAACGCTTGCCGATGCCCTGATATCGGACGTTGCGATGGTCTTTGCGCCCTCCTCCTTGAGCACATCCTTCTGATAGAACGCCTCATAGGATGCGTTTATGCTAGCGTTTCTTCCTGCATAGAGATCGAATCCGTAGCTCAGTAGCTGTAAAGCAGGGTCATCTCTCATTCCAAGTCGTTGTGCCAAGGCTGTTTACCCCCTCCCGCGCAGGTATTTCGGTAACATTGATTCAACTTTTTTCTTCGGCTGAAGGTTTCGGAGCAGCCGTAACGCCTGTTCGCGTAGCTGGAAACACCCCACATCAGCCATAACCATGTCGAGTTTCGCCGTATTGTAGGTGTTTCGTTCCTTTTCGTCCCTTGAGTTGACGGTTGTGGTCTTCTGGAGCTGGGCGTACTGGGTGATCAGGGTTTCACTCGGAGCGCTATAGGCTCCCGTGTCCATAAAATCCACCAGTTCGGAGATCAGGCCACTCTTTGTCCACTGGGTGACAGGGAGTCCTGGTTCGTGGTCAGGATGTCCCCACTTCTTATCTCTGAAGGAGTAGACGTTGGGATATTTATGGATACCGATGACGACGGCGCGGATTCCTGCGGACCGTGGCTCACGCTCCCATCCGATGAGGGCGTTATTGAAATGCCGTCCGAGTTCCACCATCATTCTGCCCGTGTCCTCGGGGCTGATCTTCCCCCGAACCTCACCGACGTAGGCCCAATCCCTAGCTCGGCGGATAACAATCGCCGTGTCGTGGGATGTGGCGTATCCTTCGGCCGGGTCTGCGTATATGGCATAGGACTCTGCCTTCTGTGGCAGGAGCCAGAGCTTGAGCATCCCGTGATAGTCGCTGATGTCCCCATAGCGGGTCTTCTCCAGTGGTTTTCTTCGGTCCCCCAGCATAGACTCCATGTTCTCCATAGAGACGACGGGGTTTCCTGACAGGTTCCAGCAGGATTCGTCGTCCCTTGCAAGTTGCGAGGCACGAACCTCCCTGTTGCCGTTGGCATCAGCGAGGGCGAAACGCCAGAAACGGATCTGATCCCACGAGAGTCCCTCGGCATCCATCATCTGCTGTTCTTCTGCGTCCAGGGGAAATGGTTCCTCTGCGAGTGCGGGGTCTGCGTTCTGCCAGAGGTCGTCTTTCGCCTTCGCGTGTTCGTCTGCCATATACCAGGGAATGAAGAGGGGCTTATACGAGGACTCCCCCGTCTTGGCGGCGAGGTAGAGCTGGTGAAACACATCCCCGGCCCTCTCGGGACGGCTCTCATAGCGCACGGTAGCGTAGGGAGAGCCTAAAAGACCACGGTTTAGGGCATCAATCTCGTCCGGTTCGTAGGACGGAACCTCGGTAATATGATAATAATCGTATTCAGAACCCTGAATGACGTCCTTTGACCCTGATCCGGCGAAGGTGATGGACGAAATCATCCGAGCGCCGTGTTCACTCTCGCCAAAATCGAACTCTTTATGCTCGGTATTGTCTATTGTTAAGCGGGGCCAGGTGTCATCGGGGTTGGTTCCGTAGCGAAAACGCTTCTGGGTCGCTGCGATAAAGGCTTCCACGCGTCGCACATGGTCGATGGAGGTCTTCTCAAAGGGCTTCTGAAGCACCTGGAGGGCATGAAACGAGGGAAAAAGGATGGCGGATGCGGTAAATTCTGCCTCCACAATCGCGGAGATCGTTACCCGCCTCGCTTTTGCGATGACCATGTTCTGGGTGCGTTCCTCCCAGTAGTGTTCCTGGACGGGGTTGAAGCGAAAGGGAACCGGTCCCCTCCGTTTCTCCCTTGGTATGATATAGAAGGTATCCTCTATGAACTGTCGAACATTCTTGCGATAGTTTATGAGGATTTCTTCAAGACTTCTCGTTGTGGTTGTTATGGTTTTATCCTCAGCCATTCTTTTGAGATAAAGAACGTCTCCAAAGCGCTGGTCATGTCCGCTGACGCTATCGCGATGCTGCTGTAGTTGGATGCGATACTCGCCGTAATCGCCGCTATCAGCGTGGAGTCAGCCGCGTTGAACGCGCTTGGGTTGCAGTTGAACGTCGCCGGTGTATCAACCCCCATATCAATCTCCGTCCCCGGCGAGTCATCGTCGGGGCGGTAGCGGAGATAGGCTCGGGCGGTCAGGGTCGCATCGGCGTTCGAGAGTGCTGGCGACAGAATGAACAGGTTATGCCCTGCCATTACTTCTTTTTCCGGGCTGTTGTGGCACTCTTTCCTCTTCGAATCCTGGCTGCATCCTTTTGCTGTTGTACCCAACGTGGATTAATCCCAGTCTTGTACTGTCGTCCGGTGGGCCTCCATTTCTCCCCCGTTCGCAACTCCCACGCGATTGCCATACCGCTTGGTCTGCGTCCTGCCTCACCGCCCCTGCGGGGTTTATAGACCCTACCCTCCTGTGAGTAGAATGTTCGGTCAAGTGATTCCCCCTCACGC